TAGTGATCTGATTTACTTTCCCTTCCTGTTCAATCCGAATATTATACGAACCTGCTTTATCTACTTTCATTTCTAATGTATCTTCGATAGCTCTAAGAAACTTTAAATGCGTATCTGTTACAAAGGTACTTATCTGTGTGTTGCTATCGTATCCTACTGCTGTACCTTTTACTCCATCAGCAGACAAAGACTTCTCAGCTTTTTCTAGTTCATCTACATCTTGAATAATATCTAAGAGGTCTTCAAGAAAGTTACCTGCCAGATAGTCTATATCAAGTTCTGTGTATTCTAATTCGTTTTCTTGCAACTCGTCTGTATCAAGCTCATTAAAGTCTAACAAGTCTACATCAAGTATGTTATCTGCTACTGTAGTTCCTTCTTCTGATTCCTGGTCTTCTCTTTGTGGGGGATTAACAATCAACATGTTGTCTATCATATCGACAGTAAGATCAAGAATAACAGCAGGAGTAGGAGCTGTTTCAAAGTTATAGACTGTAGTAGCTTCATAGGGCTTGTTGAGTACCACCTGTCCTAAAGCTGTGTCTACAACTATCTCTCCACTAGCATTACCAAACTCATCAGGTAAAAGTATAACCAAAGCTTCACCCGTTTCTTTTACAGTAATTGTAAAATCTGTACCTCTTATACCTACTACTGCTGCATGAGTTCTAATTGTAATGTTATCTTTTGGTATACGTGGCTTTTTACTGGATATAAAACGTCCTGTTCCTTTAATAAAATTCAAAGCCATAGTTGATTTAGCAGGATCAGGGTCAAACACAAACTCATCTATTACAACGTTGCTGTGTTCAGTCAAACGTATAGTTGTCTCATCCCTAAACGTTACACCCATACGTCCCGCTGCGGTCTCTAGTTTGTCCATAGAGTTTAGTGAAAAATTAATTTCACTCTCATATGGCTTGTCTCTTACTACTCTGGTGTTTCCGTTTAATTCTGTAATATTACCAATATCAACATCCAACGCTTGAGCCCTGGTCATTTTGTTGCACACACACAGACCCAGAATTACCAGAAGAAGTAATGCGCAACCAATCATTGTCTTGCGTAGATGTTTGATCAATGTCAAAGCTCCTTGTATTACCATCATGTTCTAGTTTAAAGTAACCGCCAGCATAGCCTGATTGAACGACATCTACTGTATTTGAATCGCCATCAAGATCTATATAGTTTGTACCTGAGTCAACATCTAGATCAATATGCACAGTATTACTAGAACCTTGCACTATCGTATCTATATCTGCACTACTAGCTAAAGAATTTGTAGCTAAATCTAGTGTAAAGGTGTTAGTTGACCCGTCCACGTCCACATTTACGTTTGATGAATCTGCACTATTCGCATTACCAGGATCAACTTGAATAGTGTAAGAGTTTGTATCCCCATCAAAATCAAATACACCAGTAAATGTATCTGCATTAATATCGCCTAACATCTTGTTATTATTACCTATTTGGTTTACATCTAATGTCATAGTTGCACCATCAAGGTCGAACGCGGTCATAGAACCGTGTGCACTGTTTAAACCACCTATAATATTCCCACTTCCTAATTGTTCTAAATCAATACTAGCTGTTGCACCAATTTGATCTACATAAATTTCGTTGTCGTCAGCATTAGTACTTACTGCATAAACAAGTAAAGTTAAAAGAACAACTGCTGTAACTTTATTAAATTTATCATTCATATTCCCAATACCCTCTTTCAATACCTATTTTTACAATTTCTAAAATACCTGTTTCAATTGCTTTTTGTAGAGCTATAGATGTGCTTTCGTTTTCTGCTACTCCTCCTTCTACTTCTATTAAACGACTGCCTTCATCAATAAACCTAAAAACATCTTGCGAAAGACCTACTGATAAAACTTTTTTAGAAGTAAGCACTTCTATTAGTATCTCTCCTGTAGATACTGAAACCACTCTTAATGATACACTAACAGTGTCTTCTCTATACTGTTTACTAGTTCCTATTCCAAGATAACGCGCACCCGCTCCACCTGATCTTGTGTTAACATCGTAAGAAATAACTCCGCCCTGCATTAATAAACCTGCTAATAATAAAGGTTTTACACGGCTTTCTTCATCAAAAGTCTCACG